AACACAATAGGCGATGACACGAATGTCTTCGTAATCTCGCACAAGGGTGATCAACTGTTTGACAAATTTAGATCTGTTATTAGATTTGAGAAAAGACAGAACTATTCTGTTTTAGAAAATCGTAAGAGGGAAAATGAATTTTAGTGGCTGGGAAAGGTAGCAAGCGTAGACCTGGAAAAGGCTATGAGGATAATTGGGATAGAATTTTTAAAAGGAAAGATATGATTACAATATATGGAAAACCAAGGTGTCCTTTTTGTGATAGAGCAAAGGCATTGTGCGAACAAAAAGGATTAGAATACGAATATAAAATGTTAGATGCAGACTATACTGCTGAGGAACTGTTTGAAAAAGTTCCAAATGCCAAAACATTTCCACAAATTTTTATCAATGATGAGCCTATAGGAGGCTACACGGACTTGGAGAAATTACATGGCTGAGTTTACAGGTACAGGATATATTCCCTTACCATCTAGTCTACATATAAAAGACAGTCCTATCCATGGACAAGGTCTTTTTGCTAAGACAGATATAACATCAGATACTGAACTAGGAGAGTCCCATGTATTTCTTATGCAAGACTGGGACGGCGATGAGTTCAAAAGAAAAGAATGGTTGCGTACTGCTTTAGGTGCATTTATAAATCATAGTAGTACACCAAACTGTTCTGTAGAAATAAGATATAATGTAGCAGAACTTATTACATTACAAGATATAAAAACAGGAGATGAAATAACTGTGACATACGATGAAGAGGCATTCAAACAATTAGGACTATGAGTTTTGAAAAAGATACATATCGTCCTTTGCCCAAAGGTTTGACAATAAAAGAATCTAAAATAGATGGATTAGGATTACACGCATCTTTACCTCACAGCGCTGGTACAAAATTTGGCGAGACGCATGTATTAGTACATAGTAGAGATAGACATGAGTGGGTAAGAACACCCTTAGGTGGATTTATAAATCATAGTAATGAACCTAATTGTTTTATAACAACAGAAGCAGGTGATAGAACATTATATGCTATAAAGCCTATCAAGAAAGGAGAAGAACTAACAGTCTTCTATAGGTTTAAAGGATATGATGGCATAATAAATAGTGATACAATACCAGATGTAGGATGTTAAATGGAAGAAGTTACAATTACAGAAACAGATGAATTAAAGTTAATACCTTTTAACGATCCTTTACTAAAAAGAAAGCCAAAGCCTTTTGACTTTGACAAACAAGATGCCAAAGAAATAAAACAAATCTTACTTAACAAGATGATGGATCTTGGAGGCGTAGGTTTATCAGCCAACCAAGTAGGTTTAGATATGGCAGTCTTTGTAATAGGAGATGGCAAAGTAGACGGAATGCAAAAAGCATTTTTTAATCCTATTATTATAGGTGTAGGAGATGAAACAGATTCTATGAGAGAAGGTTGTTTGTCTTTTCCTGGTTTGTGGTTAATGGTTAGTAGACCTAAACAAGCAATGATAAAATACTATGACGAGGAAGGCGAAGAACAAATGGAAACTTATGAAGGAGTAACCAGTCGTGTAATACAACACGAATACGATCACATGCTAGGTCTAAACTTCACTATGAGAGTATCTAAACTAAAATTAGATAGAGCAATGAAGTCAATAGATAAAAAGGTTAAGAAGTACCAAAGAGCCATGAAACGCTCTAAACAAATATAAATAGTATTAAAGGAGTAACAAATGGCAGAAGATTTTGATTTTGGTTTTACCGCTGTTGATGAGCCCGAAGATCGTGGCACACCAACACCAGTTCAGCCTTCTGTAAATAACGACGAAGTACTTGACGAGATTAAAAAGTTAGAAGCTAAGCTTTTACAGATTGATAACTCAGGTATGGTAGACGAACATAAGGCACTCGTTGAACAAGATGTGGCAACAAAACTTCGTGATGTAGAGGATCTTGTCCTCCCTTTACTTTACAATTTACAAAAGAATCCTGAAAAGGAATATATACATTGGCCTAATAGAACGGCTATTATTGATAAACAAATTGAAAAGATAAAGGCGGTAACAAGATACTATGAGCGAGTCTAATAATAATTTAAATAAAAACCAAGTAGGAAACGCATACCAAAGACCAGTGGCAAATATTTTTGATTTGTACCTTACAGGTGCGATTACAGACGCAAAAGATTATCAAGACTGGAATCAAATGATGAGAGCTGCTGGAGAGAATGATGTTGTTTACCTACATATTAATTCTAATGGTGGTGAGATATTTAGCGCTATACAGTTGATGAGGACTATGCAGGAAACACCAGCAACAGTTATTGCCTCGGTAGAAGGTATGTGTATGTCAGCAGCAACTCTTATTTTCCTAACAGCAGATGTATGTGAAATATCAGAACATAGTCATTTTATGTTCCATACATACAGTTCAGGTAATTGGGGTAAGGGTAGTGAACAATTAGCAGGTGTTATGGCAGATGATAAATGGGCAAGACACTTATTCAATACAGTTTACAAAGGATTCTTAGAGCCTAAGGAAATTAAGGAAATGATAGACGGCAAAGACTTTTGGATGAATCCTGCAGAAGTAAACAAAAGATTAGAAGCAAGAAACAAAAAACTTACAGGACCAAAAACGAAACAAAAAGCTTTACTTCGTCCTAAAAAGGCTTCATAATAAGTAACAAAAGGAGACGAATATGAAAGAAATTATTAAATTTGTTACTGTTCTGTTTGTGTTCGCCTTGGTAGCAGGTCTAAGTGCGCCTGCCAAAGCAGCAGACACCAGTGATGTAATAGCAGGAATTATATTTGGAGGCATAATAGGTGCCAACATAGAAAAGAATAAGCATCAACATGTTGAACCATATGTAACAACTTTTCCATATGGAACAATTATTGTGCCAGGTTATAAAATAACTAGAAACATGCAATGCTTCTTTACAATGGAAGCAGATGGTATGCCTAAATATGCTGTACCTCAATGCACTACATCAGGCAACAGTTATTATAACCGTTATAGCAACTCTAAAATCCTACAACAGGATATGTTCCCTTGTGGTAGCTATTGGGGATATGGTTGTGCCCGTCTTGTACAAGGACTTAAGGACGGAACTATATCAGGGGTATTTGATTTTAACTAAGGAAGGAGTAATATGAAATTTATTATGAAACGGAAGTATGCCGTAATAATAGGCATACTTTTTTTATCTTTGATGGCTACTGAATCAGTAGCAGAGGAAATAGAAGAAATTGTAGTAGTAGGAGCTACTGAAACTTATGGTTCTTCTCAACCAGAGTATGATAACTCTCTACTAGAAGCAATAGATGTTTATAGTGTATTTCAACCAGGAGGTCCTGGAGGTTTTGCAGGTGTTTCTGTAAATGGAACAGATGTAAAACATACAGCAGTTTTTAGGAATGGAGTACCAGTAAACGATCCAGGAGGTGGTTGGTTTGATTTTGGAACTGAACTACCTACATTCCAAAACTTTACTATCATATCAGGACCTAACAGCGTCTTGTTTGGTAGTTCAGCAATGGCAGGAACAATACTAATGGAAGATACCTTTTCTCCTCACTTTTTTACTAAAGGTGGTGACAACAGGTACCTGCTATCAGGTGGTAATGAATATGTACAATTAGCACATTACAAAGGTTCCAATGGTTCTGCACGAACAGACAACGACGAAAGAGATTGGTTTGAAAATACAACACTAAAAACTAATTACCAAACAGGTGATTGGAAGATGGTATCTACATATCAAGATTATAGTTACGATTATGATAACTGTTGGTTTGGTCTTGACGGCAATGATTGTGTACAAGAAGGTGAGAAAATAGATATGTCAATTAGAAATAATTGGCTTACTGTAGGTTACGCTCAAAATGATGTTGAACACAACACAGGTTGGGAGGCCAAAAGTAAAAGATATTTTGTAGGTGCTAGTGAAGAAATCCTACCTGGATTAATTTTAGGTGGACAAGCACACAGACAAGAATATAATGAACACGAATACAATCATACTGCAGGATATCTAAATTATTCTACAGACAATTATAGTATTGGTTGGAGATTGGAAGACGAAGATCATGTATTTAGATTTGGATATGAAAAAGATCTATTCAAATTTTCTGTAGGTAATAGTATTAGAATGCCTAACTTATATGAAAGATATGGTGATGATTGGGTTGCAGCTAATCCTAATATAAAAGCAGAAAAGGGTAATGGTATTACAATGACTTATGGTTTCTTTTCAGCATTTTACTATGACTTCTCAGAAAGTATAGATTTTGATATGAACAGTTATGGTTATGTAAATTCTGGAGGATATGAATCTAAAGGAATGAATTATTCAAGACATTTCCTATATGATGATGGAGCATTACATGTGAATTGTTCATATACTGATACAGATCAAATTAGAGCTGCTAAATATGAAACAAAAGTATCTTGGTTTAGTACAATAAATGGTTGGGACTATCTAATATCATATGTAGGACAGCACGACAGAGGCAATGACTTTGACGGAACGCCTATTGAGGATGTATCAACCTTTGATTTTAATATAGGATACTATCCAAAGCCAGGATTGCGTTTTGCAGTCGAGATTAGGGACATTTTGAACAGAGAATTTGAAATTTTACCCTATTATGGCGCTGGTGGAAGGGAAATAAATCTTACCTTACACCTAAGTTATTGAAATAAATAACTAAAAGATTTCAAAAGAATGCACTTTGGTGCTTGACATTAGGTTCGCCAGAGTGCATAATACATGTATATTAAATAAAAAAGTGAGGACTTTATAATATGCCAAACCAAATAGAAGTAAAATCAGTTTTAGCAAAATTACTAGCCACAGAGGATATTGACATTGTACATGATGCCAAAGCTCCAACTGCAGCATTTGATGTAAAGAATCGTAAACTGTATTTACCTGTTTGGAAAAACATGTCTAACTCCATGTACGATTTATTCATCGGACATGAAGTAGGACATGCACATGAAACTCCTGAAGAAGGATGGCATGACGCAGTATGTGATACTCCTGAACTCAAGGCATTTTACAATATTATAGAAGACGCTAGGATTGAAAGAAAAGTAAAAGAAAGATATCCTGGTCTTGTAAAGTCTTTCCACAGAGGTTACCAAGAATTATTCGACAAAGACTTTTTTGGTGTTAAGGATAGAGACTTATCCACACTTCCATTTGTTGACAGAGTAAATTTACATTTCAAGATTGGCCACTTACTAGGTCTACAATTTACAGAAACAGAAAAAGGTTTCTTAGACAGAGTTGCAAAGACAGAAACATGGGAAGATGTCAAGGCACTTTCATTAGAGTTAGCAGATATTTCTAGAAAAGAAGCTGAGGAAAGACAAGAAGAATTAGAACCACTTCAACAGGTGTTAGATGATTTGATGACACAAATGAATGAAGCAGAAGAATCTACTCCTAGCTGGGATGACTACAAACCAGAACACATGAAACAAGAAGAGTCAGATGACGAAGGCGAAGAAGGTGAAGGCGAGGGAGAAGGCGAAGGCGAAGAAGATCCTAACTTAGACGAATACGGAAATCCAAAACCAGGTACTCCTGGAGGTCCACAAGGCGAAGACGAGACTGACGAAGAATATTCAGATCGTAGAGATAAAGAGTGGCAAGAAGAACAGAAACAATGGGAAGAAGATCGTAAAAGACGAGCAGCAGAATACGACGCAGAAACAAAAGCTCGTGAATTGTTTGACAAAGATGTAGCTAACAACGAAGAAACAAAGAAAGAACTACAAGAAGAAATCGAAGAAACAAGAAAGATGCATGACTTCCTAAGTAACGAAGGTCAAAAGTCAATTACAGATGACGCTTTCAGAGATAACGAAAAGTCACTTGTAGATTTAGATGCCAGAGAAATTGTTTACTTGAAGCCTCAGAAATTACACAAGGCTAGCGAGTGGGTTATTCCAATGGACAAATTATATGACTGGGATAATTGCATAGAGTTACAAGGCGAAACAGACGAAGGCAGATACTTCGATTACGGAAATCCAATGCCTAAAGAAGAGATGATTGTAGAAGGTAAGAAAATGTACAAAGAGTTCTTATCTAGCACTCAACCTGTAATCAACTCAATGGCTCAGACATTTGAACTGAAAAAAGCAGCAGCTGCCAACAAAAAAGCACAGGTTGCTAAAACAGGTAAGTTGAACGAAGACAAACTTTGGGCTTACCAATTGACTGAAGATTTATTCCAGAAGAACATGATTGTTCCTAACGGTAAGAACCACGGTATCATAATGTATGTTGACTTATCAGGTAGCATGAACAGACAGATGCCTGGCACACTAGAACAGACTATGAACATGGCATTGTTCTGCAGAAAGGTTAACATTCCATTTGATGTATATGGTTTCTCAAATTGCAGATACTCAGAAACATATCCTACTCCTTGGAGTGAGAACAAAGACATGAACAGAAGTATCCTAGAGGCTCGTGAAGACGGCGAAATGGTAATTACAGATTCCAACTTTGCACTTGTTCACATGTTAAGCTCTACTTGTAAAAAATCAGACTTTGATAACGCAATGGCTTACTTACTTCTAATGAAGTTAGGTTATTCGAACAGAGGTTACTGGAGTAAAGGTTTGTATGGTTACATACAGAACGATTTCTTCAGATTAGGTGGTACTCCACTTAACTCAGCTCTTGTTCTAGCTCCATCGATTGCCAAAGACTTCCAGAAGAAGTATGCCGTAGAAAAATTAACTACGGTGTTCTTAACAGACGGTGGTGCTACAGACTCTATTACATACAGAGATACAAGCAGTGAACATAGAGCAGTAACAAGTGTATATGGTGAGCCAATAGCTATCAAACACGAAGGTAGCACTACACAGCTCCCTAACAAGGATGGATACAGCCGTAGAGATGGTGTTACTACACAGACCCTTGTAGAGTTCTACAAAAGGATTACAGGTAGCACTCTTATTAACTTCCACATTGTAGATGGTAAGCGTGAACAGTTCTACAGCGAGTATGTATCTACAGACTGGATGGAAGGCAAAGATCCACAGCACTGGGTATCTACAGAATTCATTGAAGGTACATGGAAAGATGTACTTAAGAACAAATTTACAGTCGTACAACCAGCATTTGGATACGACGCTAGGTTCCTACTCAAAGGACAAAAAGATCTTGAGATAGGCGTACAAGAATTGGATGTAAAATCCAACAAAAAAGGCGATTTGTTGAGAGGATTCAAGAAGTTTTCTAAAGGAAAAAGCACTTCTAGAACTTTCCTTAACCAAATCATAGAGTTAGTAGCATAAAAATGTTGAAATCTTTTTATAAAATGCTTGACTCTTGGTTCGCCAGAGTGCATAATAACGGTATATTAAATAAAAGTGAGGACTTATATAATGAAAGCAATAGATAGAGAAAACTTAATCCAGGCACTGAAGTCACAGGACAACGGTACTGGTGTTTTTACCCGTAAACAAATCATTGAAACTGCCAAAGATATTGGCTTAGGTTTCCCAGCGTGGTTGGTTAACGGAAAACCAGAAGTCAAAGTAGACAGAGGTGTTTACAACCTGACTTCAATGTTTGGAGGCCAGGTGGCTAACGCACAACCAATAGCAGAAACTCCTAGAGTTCCTTTAGCAGTGGTTGAAACACAACCTAAAGAATTGGTACAGGCACAACTAAGAGTTGATGTCGAGAATCTAGTTCCTGAGAAGGACATTACATTCGTTCCATTTGGCTTTTACAGAGACTTGAAAAAAGTTTTAAGCTCAAGCATGTTTTACCCAATATTCATTTCAGGCTTATCAGGTAATGGTAAGACTACAATGGTAGAACAGGTTTGTGCTAATCTTAAGCGTGAGGCTATAAGAGTAAATATTAGTATTGAAACTGATGAGGATGATTTAATCGGTGGAAATACTCTAGTTGACGGTAATGTCGTCTACAGAGAAGGGCCCGTCCTCACCGCGATGAAGCGGGGCGCTGTTCTCATACTTGACGAAGTAGATAGAGGCTCTAACAAGTTGATGTGCTTACAAGCGATACTTGAAGGCAAGCCTTACTTCAACAAGAAGACTGGCGAAACCGTAACTCCTGCTCCCGGTTTTAACTTGGTAGCAACGGCTAACACAAAGGGTCGAGGTTCAGATGATGGCAAATTTATTTCAGCCAACATACTCGACGAGGCATTCCTAGAAAGGTTTGCCATTACCGTGGAGCAGGAGTATCCTACTATGGCAACCGAGAAAAAGATTGTCCTTAAGAAAATGGAAAAGGTCAATAATGTAGACGACGAGTTTGCTACACACTTGGTTACATGGAGTGATGTAATAAGAAAAACTTATTACGAAGGTGCCATTGACGAACTTATTTCTACAAGAAGGTTAGAGCACATTGTAAATGCTTATGCCGTGTTTAGCGACAAGCAAAAAGCAGTTCAACTTTGTGTTAACAGGTTCGACGAAGACACAAAAGAGGCATTCATAGACTTGTATGCCAAAGTTGACCCTAGTGTAGAACTTACAGAGTCAACTGAAGAAACTGAACAGGAGATACATGAAGATGGCGAAAGCTAAAAATCCTCAGTATAAGTTCAACGAAGGAGCTCTCATAGAAGAGCTCCGTCGTTATATCGACGCTACTTATACAGGACATTATAGTCGAAACAATTTTCAATCTACAGAATTCATTAGTGATTGTGGCCATGGTATAGGATTTGCAATAGGCAATATTCTAAAATATGCACAACGATATGGTAGGAAAGGTAATCCTGAGGACCATAGAAAAGATCTACAAAAGGTTTTGCATTATGCCATTATTGCACTTAATGAACACGATAAGAAAACGACCCAACATTATCTAGACGAGTAACATGACATTCGTTGTCGGTTCTCCTTGTGTAGGATGTAAGGACACAAAATGCGTAACAGTCTGCCCGGTGGACTGTTTCCACGAAGGCCCTAACATGCTAGTAATTAATCCTGATGAATGTATTGATTGTGGATTATGTGAACCTGAATGTCCTGTACAGGCAATATGGAGTGAAGATGAAGTCCCTGCTGAGGAGATGGAGTTCATAGAAATAAATGAGATTAAGTCTCAAACCTGGCCCGTTATAGATGAAGAGAAAGAGCCAATGGCACATGAATCGCCTTACTCTAGGCAAGAAGCTATATCAGTAGTTCAATTAGATTAAATAAATACTTAAATGAGAGGAATTATATTAGGATGCCTACAGGCAAATCCTGGCTGGCAAGGACCACTAGGTCTTATGAACCCAGATTGGATTAACCTTAAACGATCAGGTGGCGCACACAAAATTGCAACTTACATGCGTAGCGAAGGATGGGATATTGAAGTCCTTGATTATTGGCTTGCATTTACTGATGATGAGTTCAAAGAATTTTGTCGTTCAAGAATAACAAATGATACAAAGTTCATAGGTGTTAGTGTAACCTTTGGTTATAAAGGAAACATTCTAAAAAGAGCACAAGATAATCTTACATGGTTAAAACAATCTTATCCAGATATTATGATTATTGCAGGATCAAAAGCTTTTGTTGATACTATGGCCTTGCCTTGTGATTATTACATAACAGGTTATGGAGAGTTTGGTTTAATAAAATTGTTACAGGGAGAAGCAACAATAATAGAGTACATGGGTAAGCAGGTTGTATTGTCAGATACCTATCACCCTTGTTTCCCTAGTAAGGACCTAGTAGTAAATTATGAGGACAGGGATTTTATACAACCCTCAGATAACCTCACACTAGAACTCTCCCGTGGGTGTAAATTTAAATGTAAGTTCTGTTCATACAATGCAATAGGTATGAAAGGCGACTTAACTAGAGACATGAATACCTTGTATGGAGAGATGTTAGAAAATTATGAAAGGTGGGGTGTTACGAGTTATCATGTAGCAGACGAAACAACAAATGACAATCAGGATAAAATAAGACTAGCAGGACAGGAGATACAAAAGTTACCTTTTATGCCTAATCTTACAGGTTTTGTTAGAGCAGATTTGATATCAAGTAGACCTGATGATAAAGTTTATTTAGCAGAGATGGGATTTTGGGCTCACTATTATGGCATAGAAACTTTCAATCAAGACGCAGGTAAGGTAGTAGGTAAGGGTATAAATCCTGATAAACTAAAAGCAGGATTATTAGAAGTAAAAGATTATTTTAAAAAACATTGTGGTAGATATAGATCAACGGCAAGTTTAATATTAGGATTACCATATGAAACAACAGAGAGTCTCTATGACGGTTTATCCTGGTACAGAACTAATATGCCTGAGGAAAATTTAATACTTCAGCCATTGTTTATTAATAAGCATGTTGATCCTAAGTTAGGAACATCCTCAGAGTTTGCGAGGACATGGACAGAAGGCAAACACTTTCATTCCGAAGCTCCTAGAGAAGAATTTACACAAGAAGAATTAGATCTATTTGAAGGTCACCCTTTAACATTAAAGTATTTGAAAAGATTACATGACGGTCCTCATTGGGTAAATTGGAGTCATGATACATTTACTTGGAAGTCTGCAATTATAGAATTAGGTAAATTTATATTGAAAGATGGATACAACTATAATAACAATAGAATAATGACATGGGATTTATTTAATTTTGTGACGCCAGGAACATATGATTGGGACAATGTTTTGGACCTTACGATTGTTAATTATGACTGGAAAAAGTTAGCATCTGATACAGATCAATACCTCCAAAATTACAAAAATTCTAAATTGGGCTTATAAATAATATAAATAGTAAACAAGATTGGAGAACAATATGGCATATACAGTAACATGGACACTTACTAGACCCGATGAGTCAACAACTATCCCTACGATAGATAGTGTTTCTGGTACAAATAAATCAGCTAGTGAGGCTATACTTGCTAGTCATGGTGTGTCTAAAACTTATCAAGTAGACGGATTAACAACCAGAGTAATCTATGAGGCAACTGATAAAGCAACTTATGATGCTGCTAGAGCAGAAATAGATTCCAGCGTTTCAGATGAAGCCACAGTTAAATCACAACTAAAGACTCAAATGGAAAGTGCAGGTATAACTGTAACGGTTGATGACTCCGAAGGTACTAACATAACAAGTTTCTAAATTAACAACTAGGTTTTATTATGAATTTTGGTGAGAGAATAACTTACGAACTAGATAATCATGTCGCCGTTTTAACAATAAATGGTGTCGGTCCACTTAACTTAATTGACAGACCTTTTTATCAAGGCTACAACGACGCCCTAGTAGAATTCAGAGAAGATGATTCTAGAGTTTTACTAATCAAGTCAGGCAATCCAGATCACTTTACAGCAGGTTTTGAAGTAGACACAATTATTGATGCTTTAAAAACAGGCTACGGAAATACAATTACAGATAACGATATGGTTACACCTAAACCTATAGTATCTGCTATCAAAGGTTATTGTGTAGGAGAAGGTGTAGGTATTATGTTAGCAAGTGATTTTGTATTTGCAGACGCTTCTACAAAAATATCATGTCCAGAAACAAAACTAGGTTTCAATGCTGTTACTATGCAGGTTAAATTTGCACAAAGAATAGGCCACAATAGAACAATGGAATTTATGATGGGTGATTTACATGATGTCAAATGGTTAGACAAAGTAGGACTATTGACAAAAGAATGTGATGGAGATGTAGATGAGGTTGCACTAGCATATGCACACAAAATTGCTAATAACAATGCACCTATTGCAGTTAGAGGAACAAAAGGTGCCATATGGCATACAGTAAATTCACACAAAGACGAAGCAATAGACTTTGCTTTATGGGCTAAAGATATGACACTAGACTCTAAAGATATAGAGGAAGGTGTTGCTGCCTTTTTAGAAAAAAGATCTCCTGAATTTAAAAATGAATGATATAGATAAACCACAACGAGTATCTAAATTAGGAGCCCATGGTTGTATTTCATTTGATGTACAACCGGGAGTACCTTACAAATGGATACTTCACGAATCTCCTCATTGGTTTGAAAGAGCTAAAAGAGTACAAGGACCTGATTGGTATTGGAGTGGAGATGTTGAGCCTATAGAATATATATTTGACTCTTTAGGATTTAGAAATAATAAAACTATACAGGAGATTAGTAACAATAAAAAATGGTGGTTGTTTGACTCTTCTTGTCCTGGTTTAGCTCCAGGAGTTCATACAAGAGATATGACGTCAAATATTATTACAGAATATTCAAGCATACCTGTATATAATATGAGTGGTTATGGAGACAGGCCTGAGTTTTTACTTAACAATATATTAGAACTATCTAAAAGATGGCAAAATCCACCTAGTAGAGTTTTATTACATATGGCAGAAAATCCAACAGGAACATACAAAATTACAAAAAAAGGTGAAGTACAGAATTTAGATTATGCTGGTTCTATGATAAAAGGAGGAGATACTTTTGCCTTTTTAAGACCCTATGAGAAACAGATGATTTCCTCAAGTCATCACAAACTAGCATACAAAACAATTATAGACCTATGTAAAGAATTAGAATTACCTTTGACTTGGCTTTACACAGGAAACAAATCCAACATATCTTCATATAATGAATTTGAAGATGAGGATTATATAAGTTGGTACGGCTATGCATCTGCAGGACATTTTGATTCTGAAGATACATTTGAAGAACGACAAAACAAAGTCAGAGATATGATTATAAAACCTTTTATGGAATGTACAACAACACAACCATTAGACTTAGTAGGGAGAGATTTATATCACCCTAGTGCAAGTCAACAAAGGAAGTGGGCACAGAAAATATGTTCTCACTTTTTAGAATCAAAAAGAAACTTTTAAATGGTCCTATAGGCCATTGACTTTTAGTGTGAAAGAACCTATAATGTATAGGTAAATTTGGAGATATATTATGAAATTAAGTAAACAAGCTCTTGATGTTCTCAAGAACTTTGCAACAATTAACACGAACATTCTGGTTCGTGAGGGTAATACACTTTCCACAATTAGCACAGGTAAAAATATATTTGCTCGTGCTGAGATAGCGGAGGTGTTCCCTAAAGAATTTGCAGTCTATGATTTGAATAGTCTGCTTTCCCTACTTACTGTGATGGAAGATACAGATGTTGACTTTGGAGATGAGAGTCTTACAGTTAGCAAAGGCAATGCTAAGTTTGAATATTTTTATGCAGATCCTAATATTATTGTTAGTGCTCCTGACAAAAGTATTGAAGTAGATAACTTCTTTCAGTTTGACTTATCTAAAGATGACATTGACATGATCCTTAAGGCAGCAGCTATTACAGCAGCTCCTATGTTGAGTGTGATTGGAGATGGATCTGAGGTAGTTATTACAGTAGGTGATCCTGCTACACCTAAGTCTAATTCTTTTAGACAGGTTATAGGCACAACAGATAAAACATTCGATGCTAGACTAGCAGTAGAAAACTTTAAGGTTGTTCCTGAGGGTTATACAGTTATCTTATCCCAGAAGAAGTTTATGTTCCTGGAGAGTAGCAAAGGTAACTTAAAGTATTGGTTGGCGCTTGAGCGTTCTTCCACAATATAGGAGACTAACATGAATGAAGATATGTTAGAAGTCACAATCCGTGAGGCAACCAATGGATGGATTGTAGAACTTAATAAGGAAGGGGAGACGGTAGAATACATATTTACAAGACCTAACCCTGCAATTAATTTGGTTAGAAAAGTAATGAAAGGGGAACTAGATCCTTTCAATTTGGAGGAAGATAATGGCTAGTTTAACACCAGTGGTTCCTGATTTTGAGGTAAAGAAACTTTTAACCTTAAGTTCAGGAGAAGATAGATGGGTGTCTATGACAAAGGAACAATTATTCGATGGCAAGCGTGTCGTTGTATTTGGTTTGCCTGGTGCATTTACACCTACATGTTCTACCCAGCAATTACCTGGGTATGAGGAACTGTATTCTCAATTTAGAGATGCAGGTATTGATGATATTTATTGCGTTACAGTTAATGATACTTTTGTTTGTAAAGAGTGGACATTGGCTAACAATATTATAAATGTCAAAGTTATTCCTGATGGTAGTGCAGAGTTTACTATCAAGATGGGAATGGATGTTCGTAAGGACAATTTAGGATTTGGAATTCGTTCTTGGAGATATGCAGCTATTATTGATAATGGCAATGTTATACAAGAATTTGTTGAAGAAGGTTTCCAAGACAACATGGAAGGCGATCCTTATGAACTTAGTGCACCTGAAAATGTACTAGACAATGTTAAGGCTTATGGATGGCCTAGTAAGTATGAAGGTGACGAAGGTAAGCACATAGAACTTGATTTCTCAGAAACGACAGATGTTAAGGAGAAATTATCCTAGACCTTTTGACCCTCGGAAAAAATGGCCGACATTTTGGAGCAAAAAAAGTTCGCCAAATAATTAGGGAGATAGTATGACAACACCACAACAATTTTTATGGGTAGAAAAGTATAGACCCATGCTAATAGAAGATTGTATCTTGCCTGAGAGTGTAAAGAAACAGTTTCAACAATTTATAGCAAAGGGAGAAGTTCCTAATCTGTTATTGAGTGGAACAGCAGGCACAGGTAAAACAACTATTGCACGCGCTTTATGTAATGAACTGAATTGTGATTACATTGTTATTAATGGTAGTGATGAAGGTAGGCAAATAGATACCCTCAGAACTAAGATTAAGCAGTTTGCGTCAGCAGTATCGTTTGAGGGTAAGACTAAGGTTGTTATACTAGATGAGGCGGACTATATGAACAGAGATAGTGTCCAGCCAGCCCTTAGAGGGTTCATAGAACAGTTTGCTGAGAATTGTAGGTTTATATTTACATGTAACTATTCCAATAGGCTTATAGACCCGTTGCACAGTAGAACAACAGTAATAGACTTCAAATTAGCACCCTCAGATCGCCCTGTATTAGCCTCTAAGTTCCTTAAAAGGATGGAGTATATACTTAATAATGAGAATGTAGAGTACAATCAGAGGGTGCTCGCTGAGCTCCTAAACAAACATTTTCCCGATTATAGAAGGGTTATAAACGAGTTACAGCGTTACTCTGTAGGCGGGAATATTGATGAAGGCATACTATCCAACTTCCAGGAAGTTAATGCTAAGGCCCTTATTGAGGGTCTAAGGGAGAAAGATTGGCGTAAGATGAGGCAATGGGTAGCAAACAATGTAGACACAGACCCTCAGGCTATATTTAGGCAGATATATGATATACTGCTCCCTGAGGTTAAGAGTCCTGCTCGCTTAGTACTCGATATTGCAGATTATCAGTACAAAGCAGCTTTCGTAGCAGATCAAGAAATAAACTTAACTGCCTGTTTGACACAAATTATGGTAGATTCGGAGTTTAAGTAAAATGGCCAAAGATGCTTGGATACAGATTCGTGTAGAAAAAGCTAAAAGAGAGGAAATAAAGAAAGAAGCCAAAAAACGAAATGTAACGGTTTCTCAATTATTGATGGAAGGATATGAAACACTCAAAGAAGGCAAATATATTGACTTTAAGTAGATTATGGAGACTATGGTGTTTATCGTTAGGAGAGAAAGCAAGTGATGACTCCAATGAGGCAGACATGGTAGCCATTATGAGGACAATAGTAGTTTTAGTAAATTTTGGAACTTGCTTTTTTATTGTAGCAGGTGTATTGAGGCATTGGTAATGACAGATGCAATATTAGAAGGATTTGGCGACCCTATTAAAGAAATAGATGAAAGTGAGTTTGAACACAAGCTCAAGAAGATATCTCCTTTTGATTTTGCTAACAGTATCTACAATAAAGATAATTTAATTATAGATGAAAGGACAGAAAAAGAATACAATCCTTTTATCGTAAATCGTGCAATGGGCTTTGGTAAAGATACATGTATTGCTGCTAATGAAATGAATGCCAGGCCACATTTAGACAACAAACTACAATATGACTTTCTTATGGATGTCGTAAGAAAAGGCAAACGCTATAATAAGTGGTTAAAAAGTGAAGAAGAAAATATAGAAGCAATACAAAAATTCTTTGGTTATTCATTTATTAAGGCAAAGGAAACACTAAATCTGTTAAATGATACACAGATTGATCTTATAAAAGTATATTTGGAGAACTCAAAAGGCGGAAAGGCATAAATACCTGTATAACTTAATTATTTAAACACATACAGGCAATTTATTGAAATGAGTGATCAAGAGAATTACTTTAACATAGACTATCCAGGGTATTCACCCCTTGAAGTTTCCTTAAATGACTCAGAGGATTTTTTGAAAGTCAGGGAAACTTTATCTCGGATTGGAGTAGCTTCTAAAAAGGATAAGGTCCTTTATCAATCATGCCATATTCTACACAAGAAGGGTAGGTACTTTATAACACACTTTAAAGAACTATTTGCTCTTGATGGCAAAGAAGCAGACTTTCAAGATAACGATTTACAAAGACGAAATACTATTGCTAAACTTTTACAAGATTGGGGTTTAGTCAATATTATGACAGAGGTAGAAGATTACGCACCTCTAAGTCAGATAAAAATTATATCGTTTAAAGAGAAGGGTGAGTGGGAATTAATCCCCAAATACAACATTGGAAAGAAAGTTAAATAACAACCAGATACAAGCCCTCCAAATCATAAAGGACGAACAGGACAATGTAGGGCCTGGTTTCTGCGTGCTAAAATGGTATCATTTAGAAATGCACTTAGGAACAGGCGAAAGTCATTCTTGTTATCATTGCCCTACACAAAAAATTCCACTAGGATCTGATTTACACAACACACCTCAGAAAATAGAAAAAAGAGCTGAGATGTTGCAAGGCAACAAACCTACAGAGTGCTCTTATTGTTGGGAGGTAGAGGATCTAGGACTTATATCAGATAGACAGACTCTTGCAGTACAATTTTTTAAGCACAACAGGAACATAGTAAAAGAGGCAACTGACGCTGGTTTAGAATATGTTTATCCTAAATATCTAGAATTATCTTTCACTAATAAATGTCAAATGGCATGCAGTTATTGTGGACCTACATTTAGCACAACATGGGGAAAAGAAATAGATGAACAAGGTCCTTACAATTTATCTAAACCTTATAATTTACCTCAAACACCTCAACTAGAAGATTCACCCTATGTATCTAAGTTTTGGAAATGGTTTCCTCAGGCATATGAACATTTATTTGTTCTTAGAGTAACAGGAGGAGAGCCTTTATTAGATAAGAATACATATAAACTTTTAGAATATGTAAAAGCAAATCCTAGAAAAGGATTGACCTTTCATTGTAATTCTAATCTTATGGTTACAGAAACAAGAGTACAAAAATACATTAATCTAGTAAAAGATATACCTAATACAAAACTTTATGCCAGTATTGATTCTTGGGGAAAGCAAGCAGAGTATATTAGGCATGGATTAGATGTAGAACATTTTGAACAAAATTTAATTAGATTGTTGGCACAAGGAATACATGTAGGCATCATGTGTACCTTCAACTTTTTATCTATTCATAATATTAGTGAATTTATATTTAAGATGGCAGAACTTAAAACACAATTTGGTAATCTAATTACAATAGATATGCCTTATATGGTTTCTCCAGCACACCTTTCAGCACAAATGGCAGACGATTCTCATATAAGTATAATGGAAGAAGGATTAAAAGAAATGCAACTTTATCCTTTCACTACAGGCGAAATAGAAAAATTTAAAAAGACTGTAGGTTGGATAAAGGCAAATAGATTTCAAGATTTAGAACTACTGAAACACAGAAGAGATTTTTGGCATTTTGTATATGAACATGATAGAAGGAGAGGCACAGATATTAAAGACGCTTTTCCCGATTTAGGATTTAATAATGATAAACTTTCAAGGCAAGTACTCAATATATAGCGCTAATAATCCTTTTATAGCTGTTGTAGATAATTTATTGCCTGATGATGTAATAGACGATTTGGCAAAAGATATAGATCAATATTGTGATTTTGAAAGAGCAATGGTAGTGTCAGAAGATGGTGGATCTAAAGAAGATTATAGAAGAACAAATAAAGTAGCTAAGAATTCTCTTGACTACAA